TCCCATTCTAAAACATAGAGCGAAACAGGGCGGAGCTTTCCGCCTTGTCTGTAGGTCATGCCTACACTGATGAGCTCAATTTATGGGTCGTGCTTTGCACTCAAATCAGCTTGTACAATTAATAGAGTTAATGACTCTATCGGAGATAGGCGGCTTGTTCGCCTACTCCACCAAAAGACTAGACGGCGTTTAGTTTTTGATATATTGCTTATTGGTGGCTTTTTAGTCACAGCAGAGTTTTCAAAGACTAGACGGCGTTTTTATTAACCAACAAACAAACGGAGTATACTATGTATATAGACAAATATAATATAACTGTTAGCGGTGATAAATATAACAGTAAGACAAAAAAGCAAGACCATGACGTTGACGTGGTACATGTTGCAAGTGATGAGCCTACAAAAGCAAAGAGCTTATTGAATATAATAGACTCTATGATGGAAGCTCACGAAGGTTGTGAGATTGAAATAGATGTAGTAATAAAACAACATAGGTATGAGTAATATATGAGATACACATATAAAATAAATGGTAACACTAGCGTTAATGCTATGAGTTACAAAAAACTATTAAAAATGTTGCCTTCAAAATATCCTGAAGGTACTATTGTTAATATTGAGTATAAGAACAAAAAAGACAATTTGATTAACAAAGATGTAAAGGTGGGCTCTAATGATTGAAATATTTTTAGATGCACCTATGGAGCTCAAGGTTTTACTCTTGGGCTTCATGGTTTTATTAATCAAAGAAGCATTAACAGAGAAGGACTAGACGGCGTATGAAGACAATAAAAGAAATAAAAGACTCGCTGTCTTGGGAGCAATCTCAGGACAGCAGAGCCAATGTTTGTATTTCTTATTTAGGTCAAAAGACAAAACCTAATTTAATTAATGAGACACACATTGAAGACTTGACGGCACATTTAAAAAAGCGTGGTATCAAGGGTTCTACTATCAATAGGTATCTTGCAAGTGTAAGTAAGATATTGAAGTATGCCTATATTAGACCAAGCGTTTACAATATGGCTAGACTGCCGCACATAGTATGGCAGGAAGAGTCTAAGGCTAGACTTAGATTTATGACACCAGAGGAAGAGCAAAGAATGATTAAGATATTAGGCAAGAGTCCATATCTTAGTCTATTTTTATTTTTGTTGGACACTGGCGTTAGACTAGGCGAAGCGTTGTCATTTAAAAAAGATGCAGTACGAAGACTAGACGGCAAGTTTTTTATTGTATTACATGCAGACGAAACAAAAAACAATATGACTCGGAGTGTACCTTTGACTAGACGGTGCGTTGCCTTGTTAAAAAAGTCAGGTGATTTTAGTCATTTAGATTATTCTATGGCTGAACGTGTCTGGCAAAAACTAAGAAGAGACATGGGACTAGACGGTGATAAACAATTTGTTATACATTGTCTACGTCATACGTGTGCTTCAAGACTAGCTCAATCAGGTAAAGTAGAGTTACACTTTATTAAAGAATGGTTGGGTCATAAGTCTTACAATATGACACTTAGGTATGCCCATTTGATGCCTAAAAATCTACTAAAAGCTGTCAACATACTAGAGGGGTACGAGTAAAGTACCCATAGTAGATAGCACAAATTAACACATAAACTTACAGGAGTTAATATTGACCAAGATACTAGAAATAATGCCTACTTTCCCTGACCAACAAGCCAATGAAAAAGACATGGCTGTTAGGGGTAAAGATAGAACCAACAAAAGACTCAATAGTCATATTGAGCGAGAAGAAGAGAGTGTTACCAGTTACGGTAAAGTAATGGTAGCCAATACAATCAGACCTTTAGCAATGCACATAGGTGAATGGATTACAAACACTGCTAAAAATACAGTGTGTAAACCACCTATAGCTTTCACTAAGTTATGTGAAGTTGAACCTGAGATATTGGCTTTGATAACAGGCAAACACATAATTAATACAATCACACAATATAAACCATTGACTGCTACATGTATAAGTCTAGGCGGTAAAGTTGAGACTGAGATTGCACTAAAGAATTTTAGACATCTTAACCCAGAATTATACGATACGGTCAAGCAAGACTTAGACAAGAGGTCTTGGAATTACACTTATAAACGTAGAAAACTAAGAGAGAGTTCTAAGCGTGATAATATCATGGCTTGGGAAGAGTGGACTACACCAACTAAACTACACGTAGGACTTAGACTTGTTGAGTTAATGATAGAGTCTACTGGTATGATAGAGATAGGTGTAGAAACTATTAAACATAAAAAAGCTAAGATTATAAAACAGACTCAGAAGACTAGAGACTGGATTAAGAATAGAAATGCTTTTAATGAATTGTTAAACCCAGAGTACATGATGACGGTTATGCCGCCTAAAATGTGGGACTCTGTAGAAGGTGGAGGTTACTGGACTAAAGAGTTACCTTCACTTGACTTGGTAAAACAAAAGAACAAATTGTTTGCACGTGAATTAGCAAACTTTGACATGCCTAAAGTATACAGGGCGGTAAACGCAATGCAGTCAACCGCATATAAAATAAACAAATACATATTAGGCGTTATGGCAGAGGCTTGGGATAGAGGACTTGCTATCGGTGGTATGCCACCTATTAAAAATCTTGAAGTTCCAAACAAGCCTCTTGACATAAAAGATAATAAAGAGTCAAGACGTAAGTGGAAGAAGGAAGCAGTTATAGTGCATACAGAAAATGCACGTATGTTTTCTAAAAGAATGTTGTATGCAAAAATATTGTGGCTTGGTGATAAGTTTAAAAATTACGCCACAGTTTACTTTCCATTACAATTTGATTTTAGAGGCAGAGCATATTGTGTACCTGCATTTCTAAACTATCAATCAATCAATGGTGCAAAAGCATTGTTGTCTTTTAGTAAAGGTAAAGCTATTACAAAAGAAAACAAAGGTGACTTTTGGTTGGCTGTGCATGGTGCAAACATGTATGGTAACGATAAGATTTCATTAACAGATAGAGTCCAGTGGGTAAAAGATAATGAAGACTGGATATTAAAATGTGTTGATGACCCATTTACAAATAGACAATGGGAAGACGCAAGTAATGCTTTCCAATTTTTAGCATGGGCTGAAGAGTGGAAGAGATATAAAGCTGAAGGTGATGGCTTTGTGTCTAACATTGTAGTTAATGTTGATGGTTCTTGTAATGGTTTACAAATTTACTCTTTGATGTTGAGAGACAAAAAAGCAGGTGACTTAGTAAACTTGTTACCTAGTGATAAACCAAAAGACATTTATCAATTAGTTGCAAACTCTGTAATATTAAAGTTAAAAGAACATGCAAAGGTTGACAGACCCTATGCACAACAATGGCTTGACTATGGAGTAAAGCGTTCAACTACTAAAAGAAGTATTATGACTATCTGTTATGGAAGTACCAGATATTCTTGTACGGACTTTGTTGTTGAAGACTTAACAAAACGTAAAGACAAAGGTGAGATGCACCCATTTACAGACGATATGTTTAAACCTGCATCTTATCTAGCAAGTATAATATGGGATAGTATCGGTGATAACTTAAAATCAGCAAGAGTTGGTATGAAGTTCTTACAAGATATTGCACGTATTGTATCTAAATTACAGTTGCCTATACATTGGGTTACACCAGTTGGTTTTCCAGTGTATCAGTCATACCCTGAGATGAAGTCTAAAAGAGTTAAGGCTATGCTTATGGGTGAAGTTATTAAACCACGTATTAATGTAGAAGATGATAAGACTGATAGACTCAGAATGTCTAATGGAGTTGCACCTAATCTGGTTCACTCTGTAGACTCTGCGGCTATGATAGAAACTGTCAATGTAGCATTAGATAATGGTATTGAAAACTTTTGTAATGTGCATGATTCGTTTGGTACGACTGCGGCAGATGTAGAAGTATTAAATAAAAGTCTAAGAGAAGCATTTATAAGTATGTTTACTGATAATGATATACTAGAAAATTTCAGAAATGATGTACTTAAACAGCTTCCTGAAGACTATAAAGATAAGTTACCTGATGTTCCGCAAAAAGGTGACTTAGATATTAATGAATTGCGGAAAAGTGAGTTCTTTTTTGCATAAGAAAAGTACCCATAGTAGACAATAAAAAAGGAGACTTAACAATATGTCTAAAAACAACAATGTAAGGATTGTTACGCCAGTAGGTATTTCACAATACGCATGGCTTACAACTCCTGATACGCAATTTGACCAAGATGGTCATTATAAGACCAATCTTATAGTCAATGCGAAAGAGTCTCAATCAGTTGTCAAAGCGATTGATGATGAGATTAAGAAAAGTGTTACTCTTGCTAAAGAGAAGACTAAAGGTAAAGAACCTAAAATGGCTAACCGTCCATACGAAGAGGAAGTTATTGAAGGTAAACCTACTGGAAATCTTATCTTCAAGTTTAAGACAAAAGCTAAAATCATAACTAGAGATGGTAAAGTTATTCCAAATAAAGTTGCTATCTTTGATAGTGCAGGGAAACCTATGGTTGATGCTAACGTCTGGTCAGGCAGTGAGATGAAAGTATCAGCAGAATTGATACCTTATTTTACAGCTATGGCAGGTGCAGGAGTAAGCCTAAGATTAAGGGCAGTGCAGATAACTAAACTTGTAGAGGGTGGAGCAGGTAACTCAAAAGGTTACGGCTTTGATGAGGTTAAAGATGGTTACGTTGCACCAGAAGACAAGACATTTGAAAATGAAGTGGCAAACTCGCAAACTGACTTCTAATCAAGTAGGTCTTAAATACGGTTTTAGGTCAGGCTTAGAGATAGCAATATCAGAAGAGCTTGACCTGAACAAAATACAATACGAATTTGAAAAAGTTAAATTAAAATATACTGTGCCAGAGAAGGTACATACATATACACCTGATTTTTATTTAAAAGAAAAAGATTTTTTTATAGAGACTAAAGGTTTGTTTACTTCATCTGATAGAAAAAAGATGAGATTTATAAAAGAACAACACCCTAAGTTAGATATAAGATTTATATTTAGTAACAGCAGACAAAGGATAAGCAAAAAAAGTAAAACAACTTATGGAATGTGGTGTGAGAAATACGGATTTAAGTATGCTGACAAACATATTCCTATTGAATGGTTATGATAGGTAGAGTTATTTACAAAAAAGAGAGTGTTCAATATTATTCAGAATCAAAAGATGAATGGATTGATGTAGACGACATGGACGAACAGCATTGTCGCAACGCTCA